AACAAGATACTAGCAGAATGAATAATGACATGGGAAGTTTAGACCAATACTTCCAAGTATCACCAAAGTCATTGGGGTACAGAGGAACCAATCCATATACAGTAGAGCAAAGCTGGCATCATTTATCACCAGATATTAAGGCTGATATTTTAGATAAATCACGCAGGATTGGATACCAAAATATAGATGAAGCATCAGGTGCTTGGACTTTGCATCCAACATCAGAAGGTGCGCCATTTGGTGATAGGACTTACGACTATGCACTACAAGAAGCAAAAGGTAATCCGTTAGCAGCACTCAGAAGTTTGTATGGCGAGAGTGGTATGCTAGACCCTTACGCACCATCTGAACTAGCTGATATTTATAAGTTATCTGGTTATCCGCATGAAATTAGCCAAACTAATGCACCTTGGACAGAGGCTAAAGGTGTGCTACTTGGCAAGGCAATGATGGAGAGGCCATTAAATACAGGAAATGTTGAAGAAGTACAAAGCACAGTTATACCAGCATTAAAAGCAGCATTTGCAAAAGACAGAACAAAAACATCAGCATCTAACTCTGACCAATGGGCTAAAAACTCTAGATGGACACCAAAAGAATGGGTGAACCAATTAGAGCAAGATGTCGCTGGCGGTCATAATTCTTATGTATGGACTTCTATCCCAGACAAAGTAACTGAGCAATTAAAGAAATTAGGATACCAAGGCATCATAGATACAGGTGGCAAGGGTGGTGGCGCACAAGAAAGTCATCAAGTAGTAATACCGTTCAACCCTCACGATATACGTTCACGGTTTGCAGCGTTCGACCCTTGGCGCAGGAACGCAGCTATAGCAGCACTAACTGGAACAGCAGCACCAGACCTAATGGCTGGAGAGAATGATAAATTAGTCAACGCATTAAGGTCAAAATGAAAATACGCAATACTAAAAGAGTATCAGCCACAGCTAACGTATCTGCACCAGTTGGCGGTCTAAATGCGAGAGATTCCTATGCGGCGATGGGTGCTGCCGATGCTGTAAAGATGGATAACTGGTTTCCACTTACGACAAGCGTACGGATTCGTGCTGGCTACTCAAAGTGGGCTACAGGGCTAGGAACTACTGTCAACACGATCATGGCTTATAACGCTGGCACGACTAAGAAGCTAATAGCTGTTGCTGGTACTAACTTCTACGATGTGACTGCTGGTGGGGCTGTAGGGGCTGCTGTAACGACCTGTACTAACTCATACTGGCAGCACGTTAACTTTGCTACTGCTGGTGGATTCTACCTATCCTGTGTGAATGGTGTAGATGCACCCAAGGCTTTCGATGGTACTACTTGGACTAACCCAGCTATCACAGGGGTTACCACGACTGAATTAATCAACGTAACTGTTCATATGCAAAGACAATGGTTTATCCAGAAGGACACCATGAAGGTATGGTATCTGCCTATAAACGCTATTGCTGGTGCTGCGACTGCTATTGACTTCTCATCTATATTCAAGCGCGGTGGCTACTTAATGGCTATGGGTAGCTGGACTATTGATTCTGGCGCAGGTATGGATGACTACGCTGTATTCGTTACATCCGAGGGTGAAGTAGCTACTTATCGAGGTATTGATCCATCATCTGCATTAACTTGGAGTTTGGTTGGTACTTACCAAATAGGCTCACCAATGGGCAGAAGGTGTATGTCCCAGTACGCATCTGACCTATTAATCATCACTCAAGACGGATTGATGCCAATGTCTAAGGCATTAATGAGTTCACGAGTAAGCAATAAAGTCAGTTTAACCGATAAGATTCAATACATTATGTCATTGGATATAAGCACTTATTCAGCTAACACAGGATGGCAATGCAGACTGTTCCCTAGAGAGAATATGCTATTAATGAATGTTCCAGCAGGAAATAGTGCGAATTATCAATACGTTATGAACACCATCTCAGGTGCTTGGTGCAAGTTTACAGGCTGGGATGCTCGCTGTTGGGAGATGTACGCAGATGACATTTACTTTGGTGATGGACTAGGTAACGTATGCAAGGCTTGGGATACTAACGCAGATAGCGGTGCTAACATAAATACTGATATTATTCAGGCATTTAACTATCTTGGCACACAGAACTTAAAGCACTTCAAACTAGCTAGACCGATATTTAGTTCCACTCAAAGCACTATTAGTGTAACACTAGGGTTGAATATAGATTTCAACTTTAATCAACCATTGTCTACCAGTTCGGTATCATCTCCTGGTGCTGTGGGTGTGTGGGGTGTATCCAAATGGAACGGCTGTCTATGGGGTTCAGCACTAGGTAATGTGAAATCATCGTGGAATACATCTGGTGGTATAGGATATTGCGCTGGTATGCACATAGCTACAGCGAGTAATAACACTACATTTACTTGGCAGTCTACTACCCATGTATTCGAGAAGGCTATCGGCTTTTGATAATAACTGATCGCCAAGAGGAACTGGGAAGGTGGTTAATGTCAAGGCTAGGCGGTACATATCTAGCTGGTAGGGGTGTGTATATAGGATTAGAGCGAAACGGTCTAATATGCGCTGTAGCAGGGTTTGAGGACTACAATACAGCCAGTATGATGGGTCATTTAGCTGTAGATGGCGGTAGGATGGATTTAACGTGGATTAAGTATTGCTTCAGGTATGTGTTTGATATTGCTAAAGTTAATAAGCTAATTGGCATGGTATCTAGCACAAATACAAGGGCTTACGCCATGAATCTAAAGTTTGGCTACATAGAGGAAGCGGTCATCAAGGATGCCGATAAGAATGGCGATTTAGTCATTATGACCATGACAAGAGAACAATGTAACTACATTGAATCATCAATTTAAGGTATAATGCTTAAAAGTGGCAACCCACTCATAGCTAAACTAAAGGAAATACTATGGGTAAGGGCAGTTCACCACCACCAGCACCAGACTACGCAGGTGCTGCGACACAAACAGCAGCAGGAAATCTTGAGGCTGCTAGAGCAGCAGCTAGTGCTAATCGTGTCAATCAAATCACTCCGTATGGTTCTATAACCTACAGACAAACACCCACCTATGATGTTGAGGGAAAACTAAACAAAGACGCTGGGTGGAACATGACCACCAGCCTATCGCCTACCCAACAACGGCAGTTTGATGCTAATAATCAAATAAACGAACAGCTTGGCGGTGTAGCACAGCAAGGTCTAGGCTACGTTCAAAGCGCACTAGGAAGCCCATTACAGGGTGCTAATGCCCTATCTACTAGCGCAGGTGATCCCCAATTACTACAGCAAAACGTACAAAACGCGCTATATAATAACGCTAAACAATATCTTGATCCACAGTTCGCACAATCAGATACGGCACTAGAATCTAAACTAGCCAATCAAGGAATAACTAGAGGTTCTGAGGCATTTAATACAGCTATGCTCAACCAGAGCAATGCTCGCCAACAAGCGTATGAATCAGCTAGGAACTCGGCTACTGCTCAAGGTGTCGGGGCTGCTCAAGGTGTGTTTGGTCAGAACTTGCAGAACTCACAACTCCAGAACGCTACTAGCGCACAGGACTTTGCACAGCGTCAAGCACTACAGCAAAATCCAATCAATCTGCTGAACGCGGTTCGTACTGGTCAGCAAATGAACACAGCTACCTTGCCTATACAACAGAACGTGGCTATGCAACAAGGTACTGCTGGGCCAGACCTACTGGGTGCTGCAACTGCTACAGGTCAGTACAATCAAGGTATCTACAATGCTAACCAAGCTGCTAATGCTAGTACGATTGGTGGTCTAGGACAAATAGGTATGGCAACAGCAATGATGTCAGATCGTAGGCTAAAGACTAACATTCAGCTAATAGGCAAGCACGATAACGGCATGAACATTTACTCATGGGATTATGTATGGGGCGAACATTCACGCGGTGTTATGGCTGACGAAGTAGAGGAAATTATGCCAGAAGCGGTGGTTATGCACCCAACTGGATTCAAGATGGTTAACTACTCGATGTTGGGGCTATAATGAACAATCCATTTGATTCAACACAAACATACGATAACACCTATCAAGGTCAACGTGATAGACGATATGACCACAATGCTGCTGGCTTAATCTTAGGCACGCAAGCCCCGCAATCGCAGAATGTAGGTGGCTGGGCTGTAGCACCTAGTGCTACATCTCAAATGGCTCAAGCACTCAAGAACTACGGTGCTATGAAGCAATGGCAGAACACTATGCCGCCTACAATAACTGCAACACCATTAGCGACACCTACCACCGAGGTAAGTTATGGCAACTGATAAGTATTCAGAAAAATATGGTCAGTTAAGCGGTGCTGACCTAGAGATACTAGGTGCTAGAGAGCAAGCTGCTACTGCGCGCGCCCTCAGGACTGCGTTTAAGCCACAGCAAGGACAGATGGTAGGTGGATGGTATGTTAAGCCAGCCTTAACACAGAATCTAGCTGATGCTTTGATGCAATACAACAATTACCAAGATGAGAAAGCTGCTAGAGAGCAATACAAGGCTTTGGTAGGCCAGAAAAAACAAGGCATGAAAGATGTCGCAGCGCAAGTAGCTGGGCTAGACTTGGGACAAGGAACACCTGCACATCAGGTCCAGGTACCAGCAGTTGAAAGTGGTGCAACCAATGCAAAACTAGACGAATTGCTTGCTAGTGGATACGGCTCAGATGCACAAGGTCAACCGTTATTCGATGCTGCGCCTACCCCATCGGCTACCCCATCGGCTATGCCGAATGATGGCGCACAGGCTTATATTCCACCTACAGCAGAGGCTACAGGCAATGTAAACGCTAATCCTACAAACAATCAATTCATGGGTAATACATCGGACATGACAGCATCCGATAACGTACCATTGGCTAATGCGGTGCGTAACGCGCCCTTAGAAGGTGCTGTAGCTGGTGCTAATGCACAATCTGCTATACCACAAGCAGTCAACGGACAAACAATTAACCCTGCTATACCAGCAGCAAATCAAGCTAATGCAGATGGGATGTTACCAGCAGTTACCGTTAGACCAGAGCCAGAGCCTAGCCAATTAGCGCAAATGCTAAAGGGTGAAGGTCAGTATGCACCAACACAAGCTGCTACAGTTAGGAATGTACCCAAGTCTGGTGGCTACAGCGAAGCTGCTGTAATTGCTGCTGCAACTGCTGCTTTCCAAAACGATCAGCCTGAGTTGGGTAAATCGCTAATGGATTATGTGAAAGAACGCAGGGTCAATGATGCTGCTATGGCTGGTCACGGTAAGGGTGTGGCTGTAGAAGGCCGACTGCTTAACCCACTCACAGGAGAGCCTATAGGTACAAGGCAGCCTAAACAACCAGCAGCAGCTAATCTTGGTACTGATTTTGCGAGATTTAATCCTGATACTGGCAAATGGGAAGTTAACACACCTGTAGTTGACAGTCGGACAAAAATAGCAACAGCAGGTAAGACAACAGTCGAAAACAAGATGATTAACCAAGTCGAGGGTAGTGCTAGGATGCACACCAATGAGGACTTCATTAAGAATAGCTATAGACCTATACAAGATGCTGCTAAAGCTAGTCAATTAGTATCAGGTAGGCTAGATGCGTTAGAAAGTTTACCAATTAGCGAAAAAACTGGTTGGGGAACTGAGGCTCAAGCTAAAGCTGCTGAAGTATTGGTTGGCATGGGGTATAAGGGTGATGAGGCCAAACAACTAGCATCGAACTCGCAGACATTTAGAGCAATCCAAGCTAGACAGGTTAATGACGAGTTGAATTTGGCTAAAGGCCCACAAACCGAAGGCGATGCTGTACGCGCTAAATCGACATTCGCATCACTTGGCAATACACCACAAGCTAACAAATTTATCAATGACCTGCAACGTGCCATTATACAAAGAAAAGGTGCTGAAGCGAAATTCTACCGTGACCATTACGACCAAGCACTAAAGGATGGTGATTTATCAGTAATGGAACGTGCATGGATTAACAGTCCAGAAGCAAATAGGTCTATATTTGATTCTCCTATCATGTCTAAATGGAATAAACCTGCTGTTACTGCTAATCCAACAGCAACCTATTCTGATTCAGCAGAAGAAGCGCGTTACCAAGCATACAAAGCTGCGAACCCTAAAGGAAGATAAATGTCTGACGAATCAGAAAAATTTAAATTTAGGGCTAGGCTAGAGGCTGAACAAGAAGCCGAGCAAGGCACTCCTACACCACGAACAACCATAGACATTAAGACAGGGCCAGTAAAATCGCCCCTATCCAGATTTGCTCATGGTGCTATAGACCCTATCAACGAAGCTGCTTCCATGCTTCCCAAGGGACTAGAGGCCGTTACTTCATTGGGCGGTAACTATCCTAATCCAGTTAGCAACTTCTTTGGCTCTGAGGCTAGTCGTGTACAAGCTATGAACAAGGCTAATGAGGCTGAATATAAGGCTGCAAACACAGGCTTACAGGGTACGGATGTAGCTAGACTAGCTGGAAACGTATTTAGCCCTACCAATCTTGCTGTAGCATCTAAGATACCTATGGTACTTAGGGGTGCAAACGCTGTTAAGGCTGGTGCTGCTGCTGGCACGGTTGGTGGTGCTACTGAACAAACAGATGTAAACGCACCTGACTATTGGGCTAACAAAGCAATAGAAACAGGTAAAGGTACTGTGATCGGTGCTGGTACTTCTGGGCTATTGGCTGGTGGTGCAAGGGTAATTAGGCCAGAAACTAACGAGAAAGTCGCTTCTTTACTGCGCCAAGGAGTTACCCCTACACCAGGTCAAACGCTTGGCGGTATGTGGAACTCGATAGAGGAAAAAGCACAATCATTACCTATTGTTGGCGATGCTATCAGATTTAGCAGAGGTAAGGCACAGGAAGAATTCAATACTGCTGCCATGAATCGCGCGTTAAACCCTATAGGTGAGAAGTCAACTGCTATCGGCAGAGAAGGAATGACTGAGGTTAAAACCAAGTTGGGTAATGCGTATGATGCTGTATTGCCTAATGTTAGTTTTGTACCAGATGCTCAATGGCTTGCCGAAAAGAATAATTTTCAAAAACTTATATCTGGCCTAGCACCACAAGAACAAGGAACATACAATCGCATTATGGGCGAGGTAATGCACCATGCAAGCCCTAATGGTCACATGACAGGGGAAACCTTTAAGATTGCTGCTGGTCATCTAGGTGAGAAAGCAAAGGCATTTTCAGGTTCTCTAGATCCGTATGCTAGGGAACTAGGCGATGCTCTGAATGGTACGTTAGATTCCATGCGCCAGACATTAATTCGCGCTAATCCGATGTATGCAGATAGATTAAAGGCTATTGATACTGGCTATGCCAATTATGTTAGATTGCGCCAAGCAGCCAATTCTACGGCTACAGGGGCTAGGGAAGGGGTGTTCACTCCTGCACAACTCGCTGCTGGGGTACGCGCACAAGATAAGTCAGTAGGCAAGGGTGCTAGTGCTACAGGAAATGCTTTAATGCAAGATCTAGCTGAACAGGGTACGAATATCTTGGGTAGCAAAGTACCTGATTCTGGTACGGCTGGAAGAATAGGCTTGGGAGTTGGTGCTGGCGGTGCTGCTTATGGTGTTGGTGCGCTTGTTCCTGCCGCTATCGGATTGGGTACTGCTAGTCTACCTTATCTTCCTGGTGGCCGTAATATTGCTTCTGCGATACTTACAAAACGACCAGAACAAGCCCAGATGCTTGCCGATGCGATAAGGAAGGCTAACCCCTTGCTTTCTGGGTCTGCTGCCATGATAAGCTCTAATCAGGGAAATTAACCATGAATAGAACGCTACACCCAATAATGTTGTTAATATCGACACATTCTAATTATAACACAAGAGGTTAAACGATGGCCTTCAATTGTTCAGTAACCCCTTTTAAGCTGAGTACGCTTCCTTTCTCTGGCTGCATTACAGATGTTGCATCTTCTTAATCCATTCCTAAAAGGATGCCCATACTTGCAATGTGTGCGAGCCTTTCGCGCTATTGAACTAGCTTGTGCGCCCAAAGATAGCCCAGCTAAATCCCTAAAGATTGTCTTGGCTAATATATCTGGTAGTGCAAACCCACGTTCTGATCGGCTAATAATGGTATCTGGTTTAAGCCCAGATTGTTCAGCTAAATCCGCTACTCTATACACTACGTTATCGACTGTAATAAAGCGGTTAATTCTGCGGTTGTGCTGTTGTTCTTTGCGTGTAGACCACTTGCAATTAAATTTACTGTACCCTTGGTTGTTATCTATTCTGTCTAGCGTAGTACCGACAGGCTTTAACCCCATATCTGCAATGAAGGAATGATAGCTAATAGACCATTCGGCACAGACTGTAATGCCCCTACCACCATAATTCTGATAGTGTGGATTGTTGGGATTGTTACACCTAGACTTCATTCCACACCAAGTGCTGTATAATGGGGGTGCAATCAAATATGACATATATTAACCGTGTACATAAAATGGTATTATGGCACATAATGGAAGGGAAAGCAAATGCCACCTTTTAATGGGGTAGGAACATATACGTTGACTGCTGGTCAGCCAGTAGTCGCAGGAACAGACATACTAGATTCAACATTCAATACTTTGACTGCTGATCTAGCTACTGCGCTGTCTACTTGCGTAACAAGGGATGGGCAATCGCCACCCACCACTAACCTACCTATGGGGTCATTTAAACTCACAGGATTGGCTGCTGGGACTGCTGCTGGTAATTCTGTAAGGTTTGAGCAACTCCAAACTGGTGTAAACAAGCTAATAACCGTAGCTGGAACTGGCGATGTAATCACAGGGGTAATGACACCTACTTACGGTGCTTATACCAATGGCGATATGTTCACCTTTATCGTTGGATCGACCAATACTACTAATGTAACCATCAACATAGACGGTCTAGGGGCTAAAGCTATCACCAATGGCACTACAACATTAACTGCTGGTGCATTAACTGCCAATCGAGTAGTCGTTATACAGTACGATGGTACAAGATTCCAGTTATTAAACAGCTACTTAGTTACTCCCATTACAGGTACAACAGGATCAACAGTAGTACCTTCTGGCACAACAGCACAGCGCGATGTAGCCCCAAGTGCAGGATATGTAAGGTATAATACAACCACAGCGACCTTCGAGGGTTACGGCTCTGCATGGGTGGGGCTGGGCGACGGCATGACTGGAATTGCAAAAGCGTGGATTTTTCTTTCCGGCGGGGGCGCACCGACTTGGTATGCTGGAGCGGTTTTTAACGTTTCAAGTGTTACATACAACGCAAGTGGCGACTACAACATCAATTTTGCAACTGCGATGCCATCTGCAAATTATGCTTGCTTGACAACCAATGCATCAACATCAACTCAACCAGTTTATGCTCGGCCTGTTTCTGCATCTGCTTGCCGAGTTGTCATAAATGGCGGGGCAAATAATGACCTTGGCTTTGCCGCTTTTGCAAGTTAAGGAGAAATAAATCATGGCAGGCACTCTCACAATCTCCACTCTCTCCGATGGCACAAACAGCACATCGTCTACAAACTGCATTCAAGGCTCTGCAAAAGCATGGGTGAACTTTGATGGCTCGGGCACACCAGTAATTCGTGCAAGTTATAACGTTGCCAGCGTTACCAAAACAAGCACAGGTGTTTACACAGTAACTTTTTCAACGGCAATGCCTGATGCAAATTATGTGATTCCAGCCACATCATCTTCTTATGGCCATGCATCGTATGATTCTTTTACCACATCATCATTTCGATTTTTAAGTGCAAATGCCACAGCATCAGGTTTGGCTGATTTTGCAAATAACCACCTTGCCATTTTCCGCTAATCTACAGGAGCAACCAACATGCAAGTAATCATCTTTCAAAACGACAACGGCGGTGTATCCACCTGCATTCCCACTGGTGAAATCAGCATTGAGGCTGTGATGGAAAAGGACGTGCCCAAGGGTCGCGGTGCTCGCATCGTGTCCTACGCAGCCCTTCCTGTGGCTCACAATGACTTCTATGACGCATGGGAGATGGACGACAAGGCTGTCACCGTGAACAAGGCCAAGGCAGTCGAGATCACCAAGGCCCGTCTGCGTGCCGAGCGCACCCCACTGCTGGCAGCGCAAGACGTGCTGTTTCAGCGTGCACTGGAAAGCGGTGCAGACACTGCGGCAATCGTGGCTGAGAAAAACCGCCTGCGCGATGTGACCAACCTTGCAACCGAATCACTGACGCTTGAGCAGTTGCGTGCTCTGTCTGCCAAGGAGTAAGCCATGCCAATGACCTTATCGGGTACGACAGGCATTGTTCAGCCAACGGCTGCGGCTCCGGCGTTTGCTTTACCGGACGCATCAAACTGTCGTTTCCTGCTGTTACGCCAACCCCTGCTGAAGACAACATCATCTTCCTGATGTTCTTGGTGCGCAGCGATGGCGTGGTGGTCGTCTAGGAGGTGGTAATGCAACTACTGGTAAGGGAATTGATGGGACTGCCAATACGGGCGGTGGGGGCGGTGGCGGTTCTAATGGTGTGCTATATGGTGGGGCTGGTGGTTCTGGCGTAGTTATTATCAGATATGCGGATACTTACTTTGCAGCCACTTCCACTACAGGTTCTCCAACTATCACAGTAGCTGGAGGATACAGAGTATACAAGTGGACTGCATCTGGCAGCATCACATTCTAAGGATATATTATGAGTCTTACCACTGTCGATTCGGGTTTAATTTCAAGCGGAGCAATCACGCTTACAACACAAGTAACAGGAACACTCCCAGTAGCTAATGGTGGTAGTGGTGTAGCTACAAGCACAGGGACAGGTGCGGTTGTATTGGGTACTTCTCCTAGCATCTCAGGTGCAGTTATGTCCACTATGGCTAGTAGCGTACTGACATCGGGAACAGCACAAGCATCTACATCAGGTACAAGCATTGACTTTACAAGTATTCCAAGTTGGGTAAAGCGGATTACTGTGATGTTCAATGGTGTGTCGACTAGCGGTACTTCTGCTATACGCATTCAAATTGGCGCAGGAAGTGTAGAAACAACTGGATATTTAGGAACTGCTGGCACTTATACAACATCGGGTGGTGTTGCTAATTTCACATCTGGTTTTGATTTTAATGATGGTATTAGCGCGGCAGAAATAAGACATGGTTTTGTTGCATTATGTTTGCTTGGAAGTAATGCTTGGGTACTGCAAGGTGTTGTTGGTGCTTCAAATGAAGCAAGACAATTTACCATTGCTGGCTCTAAAACAACATCTAGCACTCTTGACCGCGTCCGCATCACCACAGTAAACGGCACCGATACCTTCGATGCTGGCAGCATTAACATACTTTACGAGTAATATCATGTACACACGCTTCCTAATCTACTTTCTAGCAGACCTTACAATTAATCTTGTAGGCTTTACAATTAACCCCTTCCTTCCTATCTTTGCTGATAGCGAAGGTAATCTACCCTCATGGCTACGTTGGTTTCAGACTTACGATAGTACGCTAGACGGACAAGAACCGAGGTTTATAGAGTCTACAAGTTGGCTTAGAGGCGACAAAAACTTCATTTGTACCTATGTACTGAGGGTCATGTGGCTATATCGCAATAATGCGTACGGATTCGCGTACTCAATACTAGGTGCTACTGCACCATTTAACACACTTGAAGCCGTAGGTGTTGATGTATCTGACCGCGCCCCAGCCGTTGAGGGTTCATACTTCACAGTATTTGAAGATGCCGCGGGTGTACAGTATTTCCAGTACAAGTATGTAAAAGACAGGGGTAACGGTAAGTGCTACGAAGCATCAATAGGTTGGAAGCCCAGCGGTCAGTTCGTTGCCAGATGGACACCATTTAGAAAATTCAACGGGTAATGTTATGGAAGAACATAGAAAGTTTAGCGAGATGCAAGTAATTCAAGCGGTTACATCGGAGAAGATTAACAGGATTGAATCTGACCTAGAGGAGCTTGCTACATCTATACGACAGTTAAACTTAACGCTAACCGAAATATCAGTCACTCTTTCCGAGGCAAAGGGAGGATGGAAGATGCTCATGGTCGTAGGTGGTGCTGGGGCTGCAATGGGTTCAGGAATTGGCTATCTAATACATCTATTTGGGGGTAAGTAATGTTTACACTATTCACAACTATCGTGTCTTTCTTGACTGCAGGTGTGCCAAAGGTTCTGGACTTCTTCCAGGATAAGGGCGATAAGAAGCATGAACTAGAGATGGCTCAACTCCAACTAACACGCGAACTGGAACTCCAAAAGGCTGGATTCGTGCAACAAGCCAAGATAGAGGAGATCAAACTTGACGAAATACAAACGACAACGGCTAGTGCAGAGCAACAAGCCCTGTACACACATGATATTGAGATCGGGAATGGTGCTAGTCAATGGGCTATCAATGCTCGTAGTCTGGTTCGCCCCATTATTACCTATGGTCTTTTTCTACTATTGGTATTTGTCGAGATAAACGGATTCATATATGCTACTAATACTGGTGTAGCCTTCCCTGTAGCTATGAATATGCTGTGGGATGAGGACATGAAGATCGTGTGGGCATCAGTTCTCAGTTTTTGGTTTGGGTCAAGGGCATTTGCTAAGAAGTAATTAAACGCAAAAATGTAATATATCCCGAACGGTAAATTAATGCGGTTTTAGCGGTAATTAAGGCTGATATTTCCCGAACGGTAAAGTTGCAAAAGATGTTGCAATGGTGCAACGTACAATGCAACACCTTCACCCATAAGCGGACAAAAATGTCCGATTAGCATTATCTCTAAACAGAGGAAACACTATCTCTAAAGTTACATAGTAACTAATTGTTTATAAGATGAAAACTTCACAGGCTGGCATAGACTTAATTAAAAGGTTTGAGGGCTGTAAGTTGAAACCCTATCTCTGCCCTGCTGGATACTGGACTGTTGGATACGGTCATGTACTCGGTAATGGTGTTACACTAGCAGAAGCGGATAATCGCATATTCACTCAAGGAGAAGCGGATGTTTTACTTAGAACAGATTTGGCGCGATTTGAACGTGGTGTGCAGCGACTTTGTTCCGTGCATCTCACTCAATCTCAGTTTGATGCTATTACTAGCTGGGCTTACAACTTGGGGCTGGGGACACTCCAAAGAAGCACGATGCGACAAAAAATTCTGCGACAAGATGGAGAAGCTGCATCGAAGGAACTACTCAAATATGACAAAGTAGGCGGTAAGCCCCTAAAAGGCTTGACCAGACGAAGGCAAGCCGAGTACCGATTATTCACCCGATTAGACCCAATTAGAGATACTTCGACTTCAGATACTTGATACTTAAAGCCATCTCGTCAAATTGACCGTTCGGTTGTACATCATTGAGCATATAACATCCGCGCCAATGCTGATTAGTCTGGGCATTGAGATAGCCTTCTTCATGCTCATAGCATGATCCTGCCAATATAGCCGTTAACTCCACACCATCTGCCCTCTTACCGTAAGCAATCAATCTACCCTGTTGGTGGAAGGCGAAGCAACTCTGGTGCAGTTTGGTCAGTAGAGCAGCAGCCGAGCATATTGGCCTACCCATCACCCCACTCGTAAAGTAGTGGGAGTAAGCAATCCCATCTATCGTAACCACCTCTAGGAAGGGGTATATCTGCCAACCATGCCTATAATACTGTAAGTCGTTAATCCCAATCAATCCATCTAGCTTACGATCACAGTTAATCGCGCGATTTATGCGGTGTTCGTGATTCCCTAACGTTAAGTGTAGTTCAGGATGCCAAGGCTTCTCGACACCCTTCTTATGCTGTCTGTGGATCTCGGCATGGATGGGCTTCATCATGGTATCCATTGCTAACCTGGCTGCTTGAATATCTGCCCAGTACGTTCTACCCTCAAACTCCTTCTTGCCTATGTCAAAGCTAGAGAGAGAAGGCATATCCGCGAAGTCTCCGCCACAGACTATCACATCTGGCTGCTTATCTGCTGCGAATCTACCTATTGCGGTTAAAAATGCAAAATCAATACCACTTTTAGCCTGCACGTCTGGAATCACTAAGTGCCTACGCGATTTAGTCATACATCTCCTTATAACTCTAATGGGTCGAATCCGAATTCCAAGGCTATTGCCGTACTCCTGCGAAGGAAGTAGGCATCATGTAAAAGGTACTTGTAGGGATGCTCGCCACGACACATATGGATTATCTCGTGGCAAAGCGTTTTTTGGATCGTTGCAAGATGGGAAGATTTAGCCCTCGAAATAGTGATGATATGCTTGTCACCATCATGGCAGTATGAGCCTAGACAGTCTAGGGCATCATCCACTTCAAAGGTTATATCTTCAACTGGTGGTAGTTTCCAACGGTTCAACGGCCTCATGCCCTTGAACATGACATACATATTTGCCAAGTCCGAGGGCTTCAATGTCATTTATGGCATCTCCGAGGAAATCCCATCGTATCAGCCGAGCATTTCATGGTGATTTTAATGTCTGTCAAGTGTGATGGTGTGGGTACAAATGAACTGTTATCCAACAGATACTTGCCACGCTCTTTCAGGTAAGCAACTGATTCTGCACGTTTCTTTGCGTTATGTTCGGTCACTTTACGTTCTCCAGGATAGCGTTCGCATATTCGCGGACAAGTTTCAT